TCGCCGGCATGAACGGCTCCGTTACAAAATAAACGGCCCATCTGTTCAACTTGGCTAGACTTATAGATATTAGTGCCGCCAAAATTAAGAAAGGCGCCAGGAGTAGTGGCACTAGGAATATCCGTAGGGCCAGCAATAATTTGAACATCGTGTCCTCTCTTTCGTAGTAACGCAGGCAAGTGGGTTTTCCACTCGCCTGTGTATCGTGTTTCTACTGCTTCTAGATCAACGAGAAAAATTCTGGCCATATGGTCTGCGGTTTTGTCCGCGATCTCCGTTGTTGTCCCAGCGAGGCTTATTGCCTTGATATGGTCTGCGTGGACGCCTACTATTTAAGTAAGCCTGATAGTTTGCAGAATCTTTGCGATAAAGATCTGCAGGATTAAAATCGCAGAGTTCAAATCTGCAATAGTCGTGGTAGGCTTCAAGATCCTCCCACACTTTAACGACATCAGGACGGTTAGTGAAATAAGAATAGTCCTTGTAGTTACGAGCCATTTTAGCTTCTTCCTTTTAGTTTAGTACTTGATAAATGAACCATTTTCTCCGTCTTCGGAGACCTCAATCCAAACCTCACGGTCTGGATACTTTGCATGAATCTGAGCATATAAGTCATCGCTCATCATCTCACAACTCTTATAGTCTAGCGACAATACACCTTCGTTGCTAGAATACAGTTTTTCGAGCCATCGCTTGAATTGTATAAATTCCACATCTCTGTCATTGTGGGTGACACTAAGATAAACCCTAAAATGAAAAATATGGCGATGGGGATTAGCCAAAAACGAAACATCATATTCATCTCCTGTTGCTAAGTTTGGATCAGTTGCGGCTGCGGGATATTTGTGAATACCTTCTTTGCGAAAGGTAACCCAAATCATTTTGTTAGGTCGAATGTCTTGCTTGATAATCATCTCTTCAATGCCTCCATCATGACGATTTGGCCTAATGCTTTGCCGAGATCTTGATCTTCAGTGATAACGTGCATACTATTAAGATTGCGATCTTTGTGACTATCGTAACTACGAGTTTCTACAACATAGCCACCGCTGGCTCTATAGATCTGTAGACGCATACCGTCACTAGAAAGTCTGTCTGCCTCTACGACCTGTAGAGAGTCTTCTTCATAATCATCGCTGTTTATCCAATTGCGAATACGTTGTTTCAGTGTTAGCTTCACTTTCTTTGCCTTTCTTATTCTTCGCTGTTTATTTGCTGAGCCAATAGTAGCGATTGCCTGTCCATAACCACTCATTTAAGTATCTCATCCTTGCCATATTGGTCCCAGTCTGTGAAGCGATCTCTTCCCAGAAGGTCCTGTAGGTTATGGCACCATACCCCAGGATTGGTTGCTGAAAAATCTTTATCGTCGATCTTTAGTGTAGCGTTATAGCCTAGTTGATTAATATAAGGTAATTTTACACTAATTTGCGGAATAAATCTACGCTTTTCGGTAAGACCGCTCTCTAGTAATCCTTCCGTTTCGCTGACATCAAAATCTAGGGTACACCAAAACCCATCTTCGGCATCTAGGCAGACATAGATCATATCTTCCCAAGGTCGCCAAGTTTCGGAATCATTGACACCTTGAGTTTTAAAACTTTGATTAGCGCCGAAATAGATATGCTGACATTTGTTATTTCGAGCCAGTTCCATAATAATATACGGATCGTGAACACCTACAACAAACAAAGTTTTCATTCCAAAGGCAGGAGTTCTTTCAATTTCAGTGCCAACAAAGAATATAATATCCTCTTTAACACCAGATTCATAATTTCTTTTCATTACCAAGTGCTTACATCAGTGATATCAACGGTAGTATCGATGTCCTTATCGCTATCGTTGAATAGGTTAAACTTGACAACAACGGCAGGACCAATTCCGCTGCTGTTACTTTCTTCTAAAGTAAACCACTCAACTTCTTTGAAGTGAGCAGCCATTTTAGCAAGTTTTTCAATCTGTCCCCTGTTAAGAGAAAATTGACTGGGTTTATGTTTTTTATCTTTCGTCATCGTAGTCAACAGTTTCGTGATCCTGTTCCCATTGCAATTTAGTAAGTCTAGCAATTTCGTCTTTAAAAAGCAACTTCTGTTTCTTCAATTCAGACAATTTTTGATTATCAAAATTGCCATTTTTCTCTATTTCGGATATTTGATTATCCAATAAACGATGGCTTTCGGTAAGCATTTTTATACGACTTTCATACATATCATACCTCCTCGAAAAAATTATTAAACATTGGATTGGTATACGAATACCTTTTTTTGTGATCTCCAAAAATTTTAGTTTTCTTGTTATGACAATTAGCACATAAAATTTTTAGATTTTCTTTAGAAGAATTTAACTTATCTCCGTCGTGATGGTCAATAGTTAAACTTTCTGTGTGAGGGTCTTTACAGAACCATCCTAGGTAGCCGTGTTTATTTTCACAACCAACAGATCGCATCCATTCGTCAACTTCGAAACGTAGTGCAGTTGCAGTTCTATGGGGTTCGCAAAATGTCTTCCATTTCCAAACAGGACTACCATCTAATTTATTACTTCGTCGATGGTATCCTACTTGATTACAACAATTTGGTAACGCACATTTAGGAGCATGAATTTTAGCTGTTGATTGTGATCGCATTTATTCCACTTTCAATTTGTCAAGTTCTTCGTCTTCTCTCTCATCTGTGTAAGCAGATTTTTCTTCTTCGCCTTCTTCGTAGAAGTGTTGATTAAATGTACTCTTAACACCTCCTCGCAGTCTAGCACCTTCCACTCCGTTTAAGAATCCTAGTGTAGTAGCAGTTTCGATCATTTCGAATGCTGCGGTTTTATCTTTACAGGCAAACAATTCTTCTACAAAGCTGTCAAAGTAAAGAATGTTTCTAGGAACCCAATCACTGATTTCGTCGCTGTAGTCATTGTCTTTGACTTTAGCACGATATGTTCTCCACGGCATTCTAGGTTTATTTTTTAGCTCGATATCCATTAAGTGATTTGCACGTTGTACCGCAACAATATGACAATACACATTATGACTCATCATCAATGCATAGGCAAATGAATCCCAAGAAGTTTTACCTTCTTTACCGATCTTGTTTAACATTCCTGGTGCATAGTGGCAGATATCAGCGATCGTAAGTCTGCGACCAACTTCGGACTCGAAAGGAAAAGGTATATCGTGCCGTCCGGAAAGACTCTTATTATCCGGGGCTTTATCCATGATAACACTCCAGCGTTTAGGGGTATGTTGGGCGTTAGTGTATACCAATCCGTGAGCTGTTGCGATGAACGGTGATGCACAGTCAAAGGAGATAGTGAAGTTTTCATTGATATGTTTCCTAATTTGTCTCTGAATAGACGTTAAGTAACAACTCCAGTCTAATTGTGCAGTACCTAAGAAGTGCATCCAATCTTTACCTTCTAGCATACCATCGAACTTCATAGTGATAAGACGCTTTAAGGTTACTGGCATTTTGCACATATTGGCACCACCCATAGCCCATCCTTCAGCGGCTTTGTCACCCCATACTGCTTTGTCGCTGAATTCTTTAACACCTTGATACCAAGCTTCTGCAGTTTCCCAATTAGAACCCTGTAAAACATTTAAAAATTTAGTACCACCATTAGCAGAACCAACTCTATTTTCAATAAAGTATTTGTTATTGAATTGTGTCTTCTCAAGACAATCATCAAAGGTTTTTAAACCTGTTTTTTCAGTATGATTTTTATCACAGGCCCAGGTAGGCACGTCTAGCATCATAGACCAGTCTGCAGTAACATCTAACCAAGTTAAGATTTTTTCACGGACTTTGTTAGCAGCAGGGCCTTCGAAGTCTTGCCAGTCGAATTTAATAACACCCTTACCAATCTGGTATCCACCAGAATCTCCTAAGATCATTGTTTTAGAACGATCTCTAGCCTGTATCATTAGTTCTTGATCAAGACTCTTTTCGATATCTAATTGTGCATGACCTGCTGAATACAAAGCATTTTTATAATAAAAATATCCTTGTTCTGGATTAAGAAAGTTCATACCTTCGATACCACGGTCGAATCCTTTGGGAATTCGATCATTAGGTATAAATTCTTCTTTTCGTTGTTTGTCTACATAGGTACTATAGAAAGAACTGATCGCAGGAAGATAAACTGCGTAGTCCTTTTGTAATGGTGTTAAGTCAACTGGTTGTTTGTTCATAATCTCTCGCTAAAATTGCTGTAAGTTCTAATTTTGTTTTTGCCTGTTCTAATTGGTCTAATGCAATACGAACTGCTTCGTTGTTTGATGCGAGCTCGTACCATTGTTTCTCTTGTTCAATTCTTTTCAACGCCCATTCTATGGCTTTCTCTGCATCTGGATTCATACTTACACTAGCCGAAGTTCCCGTCATTGGTCTCCAACTACTGCCGTCATACACTTCCATATTCCTTGTGTCGCCATTAAATCTCAACATACCAGCACTTGGCGCCGACATACTGAAATAGGGATCGTTGTTAGATCCCATGTATGCAGTAATATACTTAGATGCTTGTGTAAAAGAATTAATCATTAAGCTGCCTGTGCAGGGATAATGTATTTGTAAGTAGCAAGTCCGCTATCGAGAGTGATCTGAATAGCACCTTCATTGCTCAAAGCCATTTTAGTGTTATTAACGTCTGCAATTTTTAAGATGCTTAACACAGGTAACACTGGCCATGTCCAACCACGATCTAACTTACCTGCTACGTTCTGTGCAAACACAAACTCACCGCCGTGTGTTGATGCATCACCGAAGATAAACTTCAGGTTACCGCCGTCTGTCTTTGCTAAGAAAGTTGGATGCTCATTGTTAGCACCTGCTTGGAAGTTAAAACGTTGTACCGCAGCCACGCTAGGTTCAATTTCTACATCCCACTTAACACCGCGGAACTTAACAGTCTTCATCTTTTCGTTGATGATTTCCTGATTCATAAAACGATAGTCATTCTTGAAGTCGCCATCTTTGTTTTCAAAGTGGATACCAACAGGAATAGTTTCACCGTTACGTTCTGCAAACGTTACATTAATTTTAGAATCTTCTTTATACTCAGCACCGTCTAACAGATACTTGAGTTTGTTAAGCTGAGGCATACCGAATGTGCCTAACATATCTGGATATGGATTAGCAGTTTCTCCTTCCATGATCACTGACCGGTCGTCAGCCATAGAAAATACCTGCGTTTTATCTTCTGTGCCTGTGACTTTAACTGTTGTTAAGAAGCCTAGGTTTTGTGTGTGCGACACAATGTCTTGTAAAATATCTTTCATTGAGAATTCTCCTTTATATTAAGATTATATTTAGATCTTGAATGAAAATCAACCTAGAAATCACTCAAAATCAAACAATTTGCTGAATGTGTTATCCGACCTTGTTGAACTGATGTCCCATTCCAAAACACCAATAAGATTTTCTAACTTTTCGTCGATAACTGTATTTTCCATCTCGGCATCGTCAAATGGCAGATCTTTGAACCATTGTGGAAGTCTTAATTCATCTACAGGGTAAGCTACCGATGTATAAGCCATTGGATTATCTTTAATTTTGCAGACGATAACCTTAGCACCGTCAGTGATATGCATACTATATTTGTCATCCATCATTCTTTTGAGCGTATTCCAATTAAGGCTTGCTCTAACATGACCAGGCATATTAGCCTTGCCAGCCTTCTTCTCTTTACTGGCGTATTCTGTAATGTTGTTTGCACGTTTAGGTGATCCTTTCTCCCAACCAGGGCGTGTTTTAAATTCTGTACGAAAATCAGTAATGTATCCTAGTACTTCTTCTTTACTTTGTCCTGTAAGGACTCTTTCTAGAACATTACTTAAGAATTCTTGGATAACAACCGGGGTATCTGAACGTTTGAGATCGAGCCCCATAGCTTTGATCTTCCCTGGTTTGCCTTCAACATCTGTCCGTTTTCCTTCTTTGTCGTAGTAAAGTACTGCGTATCGTTTCTTTGTAATGAATAGTCCTTTGGAAGCAACAATCTCGCGACCTGCTTTAATGACCTCTCCTCGAGATTTTGGGACATGGAAGGCGTCTTGCATGAATCTAACGAATGTTCCATTAACAGTTTCTCCTATAGTATCATAAAGTTCAACAACAGATTCCTTAGACCAAGGAATCGTATTCTTCTCAATATCCTTCTTCAACGTAGCATACGCTGAGAAGTAACAAGAGTCTGTGTCACCGTATATGATAGATTTTCCAACGTGATCATATTCACCGGTGATAATTTCGTTAACTTTTGATGCCATATGTTTAGCAATGGCTCTACCAGTAAGAGTTGTGGATTGACCGATTCTATTATCAAAGAATCTACAGCCCGGGTTGAGAATAGCACCATACAAGCTGTTCAAGTTAATCTTCTTAACTAGCTGACGCTTATCCCAGTATTCTTCTTCAATTTTGTTTCCTGCGGAAATACATTCTTTAAGTTTAGCCTGCATTTCTTTACGTTCAGCGTACCAACGCTTGAGCAAACCAGGAATGATACCTTCCTTTTCGTAGGTGAAGATAGTTCCATTCGCTGACAGTATCCAAGGCTGATTGCTTTCAAATATCAAATCGTAGATCTGAGCAGCACTTAGAGTATCATTTTCTCCGTCTTCCCAGTCGATAGTTATTTCTCTTCCTACCTCACGATTCATTACTGCGGTATATTCTAGTGATCCGAATACGCCTTCCCATGCCGATGCAAATGATTTTCCTTTAGCCATTTCTGCTTCGATATATGCCTTAGTTCCATCTGCACGTAGTTGACCTACGATAGTTTCCGGCCCCATATTCAACGCACGAATCGCTGAAGGATACAGTGAGTTAATGTCCAGGGAACCGATCCATTCGTGAATACCTTTTTTAGGATAGGCAACATATGCTCCTGCTGCCTGGGTATTAACACTTTCGTCACGACCGATACGATTAGGCACAATCATACCACGCTTATGTGCTTCGTTAATAATAGCTTGTTCTGTAACGGCGACCGCACCCATAGTAGTCTGTAATAATACTGTACATTCGTGTGCCAGTGTATTAGCAAGATCCATAAACTTTAACTTCTTATCAAGTTTATCTAGCAATGCACAGTCTTGTCTGTTATATTCGATAAACTTTTTAAAGTCATTGTTATAAAGTTGATCCAATGTACCTTCATAGACAGTCTTGTTCTCGCCTATCTCCATTTCTCCGATGGCATCGAGTCTGTATGTATGGCGTTCTTCATAGGTGTATTTGCGGTACAACTCGAGACTGTCTAGATGAACACGACCAACAAGGTCATAAGTAACAGCAGCCTTTCCGTACTTTTCATATTCTCTCTTTTTTGGGAACTGATTCCATAGACAAAATCTACGAGTATCTTCTTTGCTTAAAACTTTTGTTACTCTATTGACAGTATAAGGAATATCAAAACCTTCGCTGTTCCATCCCGACAATACATCTGCATCTTCAATTAGATCTAAGAATGTGTCTAACATATCTGCTTCGTTATCAAACAGCATAGTGTTAGGAAATTCTTCAACTTGACGTTTTGCCTCTGCCATTGAAATAGTTTTTGGCGGAATTGCCAAACAAACCATAGTGTCCATCCATTGTAAGTGAACAGCGATAGCAGTGATAGGCATAAATGCATCTTCCGGTGATGCGTAGCCACGTTCTGGATCAAAGTCCACCTCAATATCGAACCAGGCTACATTTAGCTTAGGTGCATCCGCATTGAGATAGTTATCTTCTAGGCAGCGATAGATTGGATTAATATCACTTTCGTATAGTTTTTTATTTGAATGGATTGCAAGTTCTTTCCGTAGTTCTTTTATATTCTTACAGGAAACTCGATTCAACGGATCTCCGTGTATAGAAGTAAACTTGCCTTTGGAATCTTTATAATAAAAAAGGTGTTTGGCAGGATAGTCTTTATAATGCCTATTACCTTTGCTGTCTCGTTCGACGATACGAATAATATCGTCGTTGCGATCATAGAATGCGTCAACGTAACTCAATTTTTCTCCATATGCGACTTAGGGCTCGCAAATACCAAATGTGCGGTTTATGGCCACGCCTACCATCTTTTACAGATTTATTTATAACATACGGATTAATCCGACGGTATCTATGGTTACCAATAACAGGTAGTTAGCCAACATGCCAAACGATTTCCTAGTATGAGCAGCCCAAGCATACATGGCACAGCCAGCGATCCAAATAGGGTACAAAATAAGTAAAGGTGGATTGGGGACAGTGAGCGCCATAGTGATGCTACATCCAATCGATATAGCCCATGCGACAATCTCCACCATAAAACGGAACGGGTGACTACGCCAATCATCTCTTATCCATTCTAGTGTAGGTCTAAATAATTCATTAATCATTTAATCCTTCTCAGGTAAATGTTTAGTAACACCTAAGATCATTTCAATTTCATCCCATTCTTCTTCATGAGATTTCCAATTATCTTTGTGTGCAATCTTAATTGCCTTATTGATAATACTGGGTTTTACTTGTAGTTCTTCAGCTACTGCTTTAACTGTTTCTTTAAGACCCTCTTGAAGATCCTCTACTTCTCGTAGAACATTTGAACCTTCATTGATGAGACGTTCTAGTTTAGCTCGTTCTTCAGGACCATACATTTTTGCCATATACTATTCTCCTTATAAGACAATTATATAGTCATAAAAAAAGCCAGTCAACCTAGGACTGGCTTTTTATTTCCAACTTAAATTTATTTTTGTTCTTCACTTAACACATCGTACATTTCAAAACGGCCACCCATTCTTTCGTATACTAGGCCAGCATAAACTTCTGCTTTAGTTGATTCTGTAAACTTTCTCTGTGCTACTCTAGTAGCCCAATCAAACAATGCCTTGTCTAACGGATCGATAGCTTGCTGACCGCCGCTTTCGATAACAAGTTTCATTAGTTCTCTAAAGTTTGACGATGCTTCAACGGATTCGGCAACAACTTTCTTTGAAGTTGAGACAGATTCGTTTTTCTTTCCAAAGTATTTGGCCTGTGCAGCACTCATACCTTTCTTACCACTGTCTTTTTTATCTCCGCCTTTGTCAGCAGCAGCTTTTTTCATTGGCTCTTTCTTGTTGCCGTCTTTGTCAAGATCTAAGAAATCAGGTTTCGACCCTTCGTCCATCTTCTTATCTTTCTTAGCCATTTTTTCTTTCTTAGCTTCTACCATAGAATCAAATTTCTTTTGGAAATTTTCTTTGTCTAACTCAGCGCCTTCCATCTTATGACGAGTCACTGAACCTTTACCATGTTTCTTTTCATAATCTTTAGAAGCTTTGTCTTGTTCTTTATCTTTAGATTTTTGTTCGCGTCTTTCAGCACCAGTCATACCGGATTTTTCTTTTTTCTTAGGTTCGTCTTGATGATCGCTACCGTCGTAATCTGAACCGTATTTGCCTTTGTGAACATACTTACCATCTTTAGATTGGTATTCGTTTAATGCTTCGTCGTCGCCTTCAACAGATTCTTCTTTTTTCTTAGCGACCTTAGTAGCTGTGGCATGCATAACTTCTTCGCCTCGCTTACCGTATCTCTTTTCAAATCCGTCTTTGTCTTTTTTCATAGACTTTACTACTTCTTCTTTTTTATCTTTTTCTGCTTTAGTTAATTTCTTTTCAGCAATCAAAGATTCAGTAAGAGGAGTAAGACCAGCCAGAACTCTAAATTCTGTGTCTTCGTCTAATCTTAGAACTTCCTGTGCCTCTGCAGCAGGTTTTGACTCAATTGGTGTGTCTAATGAGCTGATTTTAGAAATAAGTGATTTGAAATCCATTTCAGTTTCCTTGTTTTTTGTTTAACCATTGTTCTGCAAGGCTATCTTTTACTTTAGCCTGAACAGCTTCTTCGAATTCTCTAGGGCCTAAATTAATTGATTCTCTAGACATTTTTTCATACTCTAAGTAATGATATACGCTAGAAATATAATCAGCAGCTTTGGTAATTTTAGCCTGTACCCAGCCGTCTAATTCTTCACCCTCTTTGATCATTTGAAATAATTTGGCAGAATATTCTGCCAATTTATAGCAATCGGCTCTTGCCATTTTTGCTTCGTGATCGTCTGGTCTTGGTTTTTCGAGGTCCATATTATATTTATCTCTGTATGAAATTACCTTCACCGAACAAGCTAGTTGGTGTATCTAAGGCGTTTTTAGCTGTGCCGTCTTTGTTTTTTGGTTGAGAAACCTTAGGTTGCGGCGGAGCTTTAGTTCCGCTTTTCCCTGGACTACCTGTGTAGCTTTTCTTACCTCTGGCTTTTCCGGGGCTAATATGCGGGTTAATCACAGTGCCTACATTTCCGGCGTTTGTGGCTCCTACAGTAGCAGATTCTAATATTTCTTTTAATTTCATAATCTATTATTTATTACGTCCAGATTTCATATTAGCGCACCAGTGATACATTTTAGCTTTCTCACCAGATGCATTTTTGGCACGTTTACGTAAGTCTGTTACACTTCCGTTGCAACTAGCCCCTGAACGTTTTACACGACCAGGGCGACTTTTACCCTTAACTTTGCCATCGGCAAAGTTTTCGTGCTCTACGCTTTCTCCACCGCCATTATCACCGCTTGAATCTCCGCTGTAGCCTGCATAATAACCATACCCGCCAAACGGTCCTGGCCCGTATGCAGCATGACGAGATTTATGTTTCTTACGCTTTTTCTCAGTGACAAATTCGTGAGCTCTCATGTATTACACCGAAAAACTTGATCCACAACCACAGGTTGTCTGTGCATTGGGATTCTTTATGCTAAAATTCGCTCCAGATAAATCTTCTGTATAATCTATAATAGCACCAGTCATGTACTGCATACTCATAGCATCAACAACTACTTTCCATTTATCATCTAATGCTATTTCAAAATCGTCCTCATTTTGTTCTTCGTCAAAAGTAAATCCGTATTGAAATCCTGAGCATCCTCCACCTTGGACAAATGTTCTTAATTTTAAATTAGGATTATTTTCTTCTAAAAGAAGATCTATAACTTTTGCTTTTGCTGATTCACTTATCTCAACCATTTTTTATCTCCTACTGGTTTCTCGCCAGTCATGTAAGGCAAACTAAACCACAGTTGAAACCATTCAGGAGTCCCGGGCTGTATGTTATGCTTTTTTTCTATCTGACGCTTTTCGTTACCAGTAATACTTATATTACTACCTTCATAGGGTTGATAGCCTTTGAATTCTGTAATACCAGCAAGACGTTTTAATTCGTTAAGTTCCATTATGCTGTAGCAGGTTCGCCAGTAACGTATACTTCCCACTTTTTACCTGTGGCTTCTGATTTTTTACGAGCCCAATCTTTTAATTGTTGATAGTGTTGTTTTTCACGATAGTCGTCGGCATATTGACCACGACCTTGAAATACTTTCCATTTCTTACCGTTGATGTAAACAGCAAAATTATTCGGAGGCTCAGTGTTACCCTCATCCCAATCTTCCGGATCTCGAATTCTTTCTGTCATACCTTTACTCTTTGCTTCTTTTTCTAAATCGTTTTTACGTTGAATGATAGCCTGCTTGATTTCTTTGTCTTGAGACGCGATAGGATCTATTTGTAAGTCTTGAAGTGCTTTTCGCTTCGCAATTAAATCTTCTTTATCTCTTAATTCAGTTTCGGTAACATCTTTGCTTTTATGTTTTTCGTAACCTTGTTTCTGCTCTTTTTTCTTATCACGATGGGCGCCTGCGCCTGCAGTTTTTTGATTCTTAGCTACAAAGTTTCTAGGCTTACTTGTTGGTATAAATTCTTTTGCTTTCATTTTATTTCTCTATATGATCTAACATAGGATCAATTCCTCGACTACGTATCCCGCCTTTTTTACGAACTTTAGCAAGTTCTTCTAGCGCATGACGTATTTGTTCTACATTCATTTTTAATTCATCGAATTGTCTAGCCATTGTTTGCCACTCGCTAGGGCTAGCATTATCTACACGACTAGCTAAATCTTTGATTTGCCCAGCAGCTCTCATCATACGATATTTCAGTTTAGCTGGATTTCCTCCAGCACCATATATCATAGGATCCATAGGATCAGTAGGGTCCATCTCGATAGGTGCTTCTTTTACTTCTTTCTTTTTAGGATATCCGTGTTTGATTTCTAATTGATAACCTTGTAAACCTTGTTTGTCTAAAACTCCACTGATAAATTTTTCTGCCTCTTTGGCATTATCAAATTTATCACCAAGATTATATTTTCTAACCTCACCGTCTATCATTACATAGGCAATAGTAATAGGTTTAACTGGTTCTTCAGCTGCCTGAGCAGGACTGCCTAATAGATTCGCAGCAGCAAGGGCAGCACCAGCCATTTTGCTTTTCCAACCTTCTTCTACTGATTCAACATAATCTTTTTCTTTTTCTACTCCTAAAGACTGTCTTAGGATTCTCATAGCCTTCGCTTCTATTTGCCTTATTCTTTCAGGAGATAATTTCATCTTTTCGGAAACTTCATCTAAAGTCATACCGAGCCAGAATCTTGCTTTAAGCACTTTTCTTTGCTGATCATTTAATTTTTCGAAGTTTTTTGCAAT